AAATTACAATCCATTATCTCTAAGTACTATCTTGGAGGTAAAGTAGAATCAGTCAAATGGGTAGTTAATGATGGTACTTTAACTATTGACTTTATGGCTCCCACTAAAGATATGATTGGCAGGTTGAATGTAGGGGATTTTCCCTTTACAACAGATGGCACATTAGCTATTTTTAATACAACTCAACTTAATAGACTTCTTAATGTATTAGCAGGAGATTTAATGCTCGATGCTGAAAGAACTAAAGCAGTATTTACTAAACTTAACATCCAGGATGCTAAATCTACCATTAACTATTCACTTGCGGACCCCATGATGATCCAAAAAGTAGGTGAAGTGGATGAAACTCAAAAGTGGCAAGTAAATGCTACACTTGAAAATGAAGATTTTCATACTCTTGTTAGAGCAGCATCGGCAATTCAAAATAATGAAATTGTTACTTTAAACCCTACAGAAGATATTGTAGGTACTTCGGTATTACAATTTACATTTGGTGAACGTATGGAATTTTCTAATAAAGTAGAATTTCACGTTAACGCTGAATTTAAAGAAAATGTTAGACAAGATAATAAAATTCCATTTAGCAGTGAAATGCTTAAAGAAATATTTAATGCTAATAAAACAGCAGATGAATGTCAATTGAGTTTTACTGATGATGGTCTTCTCCGCCTTATATTTAGATCTGAAGATGAAAATATAGATGCTATGTATTTTGTCGTACGAAAAGCAGATTATTAATATTTATGGGTATGAATAATAAATGGAGAAATTTTGTTGTGGGTGCTTTAATCCATGAAAATGTTAAAGAACAAGGAGGTAATTATGTTGTAAAAATAAAAGATCTTACTTTTGATATAATGAAAGATGTTTTTACTGATAGATACCAAACAGTTCATTTTACTCGTATGCAGCCTGATGGTAAAGAAGGCCCTGCTTATAAAGACTCAGTCTATCTTACTAATGGAGATGGAAGCTCACAAGGGATTTCGGATCCAAAAGCCTTAGAACAATGGAAATCTTCAATATTATCCCTTAAGGACATCAACCCAGATGTAGAAGTAATCCTTAATCCTAAAGGGAATGAATACGGACAAAAATCATCTATTGAAGATCCAATTTTTAAAAGTAGAGAGGATCGTATAGGTAAAGCTATTAGTTCCTACTACGACAGCAAAAAATCAGGTGATTTTACTGGTGATTAATTTGTCGATTTAGGATTTTTTTCGTATATTTATGGATGACTTTAGGGCACCAACCCCGTTATGTTTATAATTAACCGCTACCTTAGGGGGCAAAAAAAGTAAAAAAATGACACACGTAAATCTCTTTGACCCGAGGTTCGCATCACCTCTAGACGTTCTAGTAAAGAACTTTTTCGATAAAGATGCAATTTTCGATAAACCTTCCCGACAAGCAATAACACACCCCATTGATGTGTTTGAAGATGTTCTTGGTCTTACATTTGAAGTAGCTTGTGTAGGTCTAGATAAAAAGGATGTTAGTATTGCTATAGAAGAAGACATTCTTAAAGTATCCTATAAAAAAGGAGAAGACCAACAAACCGCAGACGATAAACGCTATTACCATACTGGAGTTAGAAAAAGCAGTTTTGACTTTGGGTGGAAAATAGCTCGTAGATTTAATCTAAGCAAAGCAAATGCTGAAATGTATAATGGCTTACTTTGTATTCGAATTCCTTATGCTGCAGAAGCAAAACCAAAAACTTTAACAATCAAATAAAATAACTTAAAAATTAAGTTAAAAAAGGTTGGTGCCCTGGAGTTTTTTTCGTATATTCACGTATCGTATATTCAAGTATTAAAAATTAAAAAGTTATGAGATTTATCAATGACCCCGCTCTTGGTGATTATTTTATCACAGTAGATGACCTAAACTACTCAGCATTTATAAAAATTACCCCTGAAAGTGGGATTCCTTATGATTCATGTGTAGGACATTTTACTAATTTAGGAAAAGCACTTGAAAAAATTGGAGAACATAAAGTAAGACGACAGTCTTATGATACTATTAAAGAGTATCTTGTAGAATATGAAAAAATTAAAAATGAATTAAAAAATCTAATTTAAAAAATGGTGAAAGCATTATTTAACACAGTGCTCGTTAAACCTATTGAGGAAGACGAAAGCACATACGGCAACATTGTCGTTCCCGATATGGGAAAAGAAAAAAACCTTAAAGGTGAAGTAATTTCAGTGGGTCCTGGAGCATATTCTGTAACAGGAACTTTTATTGAAACAGTTATTAAAGAAGGTGATATCATTTTACTCCCTGCTATGGGTCCTACCAAAGTAGATTATAAAGGAGAAGAATATTATACAATTCAAGAAAATCAAATTTTAGCAGTTATTGAAAATGAGTAAAATTACTATTGTAAATTACGGAGACGACTCCCGTAAGAAGTTGATTGATGGAGTTAATCAACTTGCTGATGCAGTCGTGACTACTTTAGGACCTAATGGTCGTAATGTTGTTATTCAAAATGAACATGGAGTACCCCAAAGTACTAAAGATGGTGTAACCGTAGCTAAAGCTATTGAACTTGAAGACACAGTAGAAAATACTGGAGCCCAAATGGTTAAGCAGGCTGCTATTCGCACTGCTGAGCAAGCAGGTGATGGTACTACCACTTCTACTTTGCTAGCCCGCGAAATTGTTAACTCAGGTCGTCGCTATAGTGATAAGGGTCACAACATTGTAGAAATTAAACGTGGTATCGATAAATGTGTAAAAGCATATGTAGATAATCTTCGTGATCAGTCACAGGATATTTCAAGTGAAGACCAACTACGTCAAGTCGCTACTATTTCAGCTAATAATGATGAAGAAGTAGGTGAGTTGATTGCATCTGCTATGGAAAAAGTAGGACGTGATGGTGTAGTTACTATTGAAGAATCCCGTACTGGAGAAACTTATCTTGAAACTGTAGAGGGTCTACAATTTGATCGAGGTTACAAATCCCCTTATTTTGTAACTAACAATGATACAATGAGCACAACTCTTAAGGATGCAATTTTTTTTTTAATGGTAGAATTACTACTGTAAAAGATTTGTTACCTTTGCTTGAAAATTTATCTAACCAAAGTAAATCACTTCTTATTGTAGCTGAAGATATTGACGGAGAAGCACTTGCTACTCTTATTGTTAATAAAATGAGAGGTATTTTGAATGTCTGTGCTGTTAAAGCCCCTGACTTTGGGGATCGTCGTACTTTACTTATGAATGACATGGCTACCCTTACAGGAGGTCAGGTTGTTGATAAAGATAAAGGTATGAAACTTGATAAATTTGATCTTAATTGGTTAGGTGAGTGCCGTACAGTTACTGTAAGTAAAGAACAAACAACTATTGTTGATGGCGCCGGTGAAGAAAAATCAATTGAAGAGCTGTGTGCTGAGCTTCAAGCCCAGATTGAAAATTCATCATCCCCTTTTGAAACTGAAAAACTTCAAGAACGTCTTGCTAAATTAGTAGGGGGTGTAGCAGTAATTCATGTTGGTGGAAACACTGAAACTGAAATGCGTGAGAAAAAGGATCGTGTTGATGATGCTCTCCAAGCTACTAAGGCAGCAATTGAAGAAGGAATCATCCCAGGTGGTGGTGTAGCACTTCTTAGAGCGAGTGTAGATGCTAAATGTAAACCTGATAATGATGACCAAAAATTAGGATGTAATATTATGTTTAATGCTTTACGTAAACCATTTCAACAAATTTTGTTAAACGCGGGTCGTGAAGATGTTCATAGTGTTGAACATACTATACAACGATCTAAAAATAAAAATACCGGTTATAATATTAAAACTGGTAAGTGTGAAGATTTCCTTGAAGCGGGAATTATTGACCCTACTAAAGTTACACGTTGTGCCCTCGAAAACGCAGCTTCAATTGCAGGTACTATTCTTTTAACTGAATGTACAGTAGTTAATAAGTCTCAAGAAAAGCAAGAAGAGGTTGGAGGTATGCCTGGAATGTTTTAAATTGAAGTAATGAGTGAATTTGAAACAGTAGAAAATAAACAACTGATCGCAGAAAGAGTGCCACCGGGGGACCGGTGGGCTCTTACTGCAGATCCATCAAAAGCAGTACATGAGTCCCTTACTGATACTTTGGAATCTTTTTTCCAAAAAACACAGTTTAATGCTGCTTTTTATTTAGACCCTATAGGAGGTAAACTTTACTCGGTTAAACGTACCGAAGTAGAAATCGAACCCGAACCAGTTAAGGAATTTAGTTTTTACGGAGAATTTAAACAAGGAGTATGATAGAAAATTCATTGTGGGTTGAAAAATACCGTCCTAATGTGCTAGAAAATTACATTGGAAATGAGCATCTTAAGGGTACTATTAGTAAGTATCTAAAAGATAATGATATCCAAAATATGATTTTTTATGGTCCCGCAGGTACCGGAAAGACGACACTTGCTAAACTTCTTACTAAAAATCTTAATTGTGAGTATCTTTACATTAATGCTTCTGATGAAAGAGGTATTGAAACCATTAGAGATAAAGTATCGGGATTTGCTAGTACAATGTCATTTAAGCCACTTAAAGTGGTTATTTTGGATGAAGCCGATTTCCTTACTATTCAGGCACAGGCTTCACTTCGCAATGTTATTGAAACGTTTTCAAAGAGTACTAGGTTTATTTTAACTTGCAATTATGTAGAGCGTATTATTGATCCCCTACAATCACGTTGTCAAGTACTTAAAATTGTACCTCCTAGTAAAGGTGAAGTAGCAAAACACATTTTTAGTGTTTTGTCTCAAGAAAATGTCCAACATAATAATGAACACCTTAAAACATTAGTAAACCAATATTACCCTGATGTACGTAAAATGCTTAACGTATGTCAGATGTCTACTAATGATGGGGAATTAGAGTTAGATCAACAAACACTTGTATCATCTAATTATATTGATAAAGTAATTGAATTGCTTCCTAATAAAAAGTCATTTAAACAAATTAGACAAGTAATCGCCGACTCTAACGTACAGGACTTTGAAGCGTTATATAAAACGTTATATGAACGTATAGATGAATATACCTCCCGTCCCGCAGAAGCAATTATTATTATTGAAGAATATATGTATCATTCAAATTTCCGAATTGATAAAGAAATTAACGTAATGGCATGTATTTCTAAATTACTTGAAGTATCTGGTAAAGTTGTTTTATAAGGATATAATAGAATTTGGAGATAGGAAGTTTTTATTGTATCGTACAATAAGAGAAACGGAAAAAACAACCCAAGAAGCTATTAACTTGGTAAAAAAATATTGGCATTGTGACACAGTTTTAAAAAAAGAAAACAATTATTATTTTTGCAACGAAATTCAAACAATAGATTATGAAGAAATCAGAAATGACCCAACAACCCCAAATTGATTTGGGTAAAACCACCTCGGTACCTAATGACTCGGGTGGGCAACTTTTCCAACAAGGATTTATCTTAAGAAAAGTATCTCGTTTTATTACTAATGGAGCTGAGGATGCAGTCCTTCCAATTCCTGTTTTTTATGACAAGGAAACAGGTAAGATTTTACAAGATACTTTACCACCTGAATTGAGAGGTGAGTATGACACTATTTGATTGGTTAAAAGAATTAACAGGTAAAAAACGAGATTGGGACTCCTTCTCGGATAAAGAGAGGGAGTCCTTTAATCCTTACATGGTTAATCGTTTTTTATCTATGCACGAACCTTTTATTGAATTAGTAAATTACGTGCAAACAATTCCTTATACTGAAAAACAAAAATATTACACAGTATATTGTCAATTGCTTCCTAAAAAGAATGTTTGGCTTAAATATATCAAATCAAAAATGAAACAACCTACTACAGAATTAGTAAATGCTTTATCTAAAATCTATGAGTGTTCTACTCGAGAAGCAGCTACAGCAGTTGCTACTTTAGATAATGATGTGTTAGAAAATATTTTATATAAAGCGGGCTATCAGGATAAAGAGGTAGTAAAAATGTTTAAGTAATGGACAGTATAGTAAAATCAGTTATAAAACAATTTACTGAACGAGCAGAGTTTGGTAAAGAAAAGTATGGTGTCGATTTAGATAGAGAGGATTTAGTGTTTGGAGAATGGGTTACTCATATGAAAGAGGAACTTATGGATGCTATACTTTATTTAGAAAAATTAGAAAAATTACATAATGAGAGACTTTAATCAAACTTGGTTTTCTTCTACAATTTCTTTTTTTAAAGAAGATTTTATGAAAAGGTGGGAACAAGAAGAGTACTATGATCCTAATAAACCCGCTGTATTTGTAGGTCTTTATAGTTCTGAAGATAAGAAAAAATTCCTTGAACATAAATCCCATAAAATTTTATATCTTGCAGGGACTGATTTTTGTGATGTAAACTTACGATTAATAGCTAACTCTGATCTTTCTAAAACAATTTGTATAGGATATGGGGCTGATTGGTTATATAAGGGGTTAGATGTTTACAACATCCCATATTGTCGTGATACTAGAATTTTGCTAAAAGATTTTTCGGGATTTACCCCCACTCCCCTAGGAGAAAATATATATGTTTATAAAGGTCTCCATGGTAATAGAGCAGACCATTATAAATGGGATCAAGTAGTAAAACCTTTACAAAAAGTTTTTGGAGAAGATAGAATAATCTATACACAATTTCTTCCTTTAAACGAATTACAAGAAAAGTACTATAATGATTGCTTTATTTATGTTAGACCCCAACCTTTAGGAGGAGGTACAGCTATGTTTGAATTAGGGCATATGGGAAGAAAAACAATTACCCAACAACATTCATCTTTTTCTACTTGTCTTAATTATGAAAGTTTAGAAGATCTTATTAACTTAATTATGGAAGAATCTAAAAAAATAGGTACTTCCCAACCTCAAGTAGCAGAAGAATTAAAATCTATGTTTGATCATAAAGGTAAGTGGTTAAACCTTAATAATTATAAAAAATGGCACAAGGAATATATAAAGTAACAGAAGACTTTGAAACAGCTTTAAGTAATTATACAGGGGCTAAGTATGCTGTAGCTTTAGATAATATGAGTAATGGGTTATTTTTAGCTTTATATTATGAACACCACATTAATAAAAGTATAACTACTGATACTATTACAATCCCTAATAGAACCTACCCTTCAGTACCTTGTGAAATTATTCATGCTGGATTAAAAGTAAATTGGGTAAAGGTTAAAGGAAAAAATCTAACAGGAGCATACCAACTTAAAGGATCTAATGTATGGGATTCAGCACTTAGATTTACTACAGGTATGTATATGCCCGATACACATATGTGTGTATCATTTACGGGTCCCTATAAACATTTTAAATTATCAAAAGGAGGTGCTATATTGACAGACGACCATGATGCTTATCTATGGTTTAAAAGAGCCCGATTTAGTGGTAGGAGAGAGTGTGCTTATGAGGATGATAATTTTGACATGTTAGGGTGGAACTTTTATATGATGCCCGAATTAGCAGCCAGAGGGTTACTTCTGGTAAACCAACTTTATGATGTAAAGGGTAACCCCAAACACAATACAGATATAACCCATCCATACCCAGATTTATCAAAGTTTGAAATATACAATACATGAAAATAGCAATAATGCAACCTTATTTTGCCCCCTATTTAGGGTATTTTCAATTAATAGAGGAAGCAGACTTATTTGTATTTTATGATGATGTTAATTTTATTAATCGCGGTTGGATTAACAGAAACTTTATTGATATAAAAGACCATTCTTACAGATTTACTATACCTTTAATAAAGGCTAGTCAAAATAAAAAAATAAATGAAGTAGATGTAAATTGGGATTGTAAAGAGATGAATAAGCTCCTAAAAACATTTAAACATAGCTTTAAAGATAAACCTATAGCATCAACCATTATTGAAAGAATCACATATATAAAACCAAAAACTATTGCTGATATGGCCATAATGTCTATAGAGTTAATGTGTTCTGAATTAGGTATTAAAACTCAACTCAAAAGATCATCACAATTAGAATACACAAAAGTTAGTGATAAAGCTCTAAACTTGATTAAAATATGCAAGCTACATAAAGCTACAGACTACATTAATGCCGAAGGGGGTCAAGAGCTATACACTAAGAAAGAATTTTCTGATCATGGAATATCTTTACAATTTATTAAAGGACTCCCCAGCACATCT